GACTATTTCTCTGTTATTGAGTGACCGGTAGCTGATTAAATTTTGATCAATGCCCTGAAATACTATCATATAAGGGTTTCAGAGCGAACCCCACCCCTCCCGACCCCCCGTTTTTCAATTTTTTTCGACCCGCTCCCTAGTACACTGTTTTGCTCAGTTATTTTCATAATTTTTCATAAAGGGGTACCCCCTTCTTTTTTTTCGATTGGCTTGCATATATACTATATATTTTCGTATAATGTATGGGAAACGTTCAAGGTACCGGAATACAGGGATATATATGTATAGTAAGGATGAATTAAAAATATTAGCAGTAACGTCTATTCTGTTTATTACAATAGCGGTGATTATATGACTCCAAGACAATTATTAGTATTAGAAGCAATAGAAGACTATTGGGCAGAGCAGCACTGTGGACCTTCATTAGAAGCCATAGCGAATAAAGTAGGAGTCTCATCTAGGTCTACTATTCATTCTATAGTTAAGAGACTACATGAGGACGGGTGGATCACTATGCAACCGAAGCGTTGGCGTACTATGATGTCAACTAGGAACTCTCCTTTGAAGGCAGAACCAGAAAAGGTTGAGGTGGTTGAGAAGAAGGTTGAGCCGGAGAAGCCTAAAGTAATACATAAGACTGTGGCACCTGAACATAAACCGAACATTACTACTCAGGAAAAAAAATTTCGAGCGGAGCTTCCTCCTAAAGAAGAAAAAAAGGTGGCGGCAGCCGATATGACTACGGAAGAAAGAAAAAAAGAGTGGCTCGCTCGCATGAAAGAGTCTAGTGACGAGATAAATAAAGTTCTAAAAAACACTTGACGAACATGAGAAGGTGTGAATAATGTGTAAAATCTACGAGAGCTTTGCTCTCAATAGTTTTAAACTAGCTAGTTATAAACTAATATTTAATATAGTTAGTTATAAACTAGAGGATGTTTTCTCTAGCCCCTATAATCACTCCACCGAAGTTTGCTCTCCTGTGGTTGTAAAAATCTATAAAGGTTGTGGGGGCTAACTTGTCCAAAGATTATCTTGATAAGATTAAGCAGTTGCCTGTTAGTGAACAGAAACGTTTTTTATCATTATTAGAAGAATACGAACTTGCTACAAACAGAGAAGCTTGCAGTAATAACTTCTTACCGTTTGTAAAACATATATGGGCTGCCTTCATTGAAGGTTATCACCATACTAAAATGGCTGATGCCTTTGATCGTGTTGCAAAGGGTGACTTAAAAAGATTAATAATCAATATGCCACCTCGTCATACTAAGTCAGAGTTTGCATCTTATTTATTGCCAGCGTGGTACTTAGGTAATTACCCTGAAAAGAAAATTATCCAAATTGCACACACGGCTGAATTAGCAGTAGGGTTTGGACGTAAGGTTAGAAACTTAGTTGGTTCAGAAGATTTTAAAAGTGTTTTCCCTGATGTTGCTTTGCAATCAGACTCTAAGGCTGCCGGACGTTGGAATACAAATAAGGGCGGTGAGTATTTTGCGATTGGTGTAGGCGGTGCGGTAACTGGTAAAGGTGCGGACGTTTTAATTATAGACGACCCACATTCAGAGCAAGAAGGTCAGAGCGGTGATCCGCAAGTCTTTGATAGGGTGTACGAATACTATACATCAGGTCCAAGACAGCGTTTGCAGCCGGGCGGGTCAATAGTAATTGTTATGACTCGTTGGCATAAGAGAGACTTAACAGGACAAATACTTAAAGCACAAGAAAGTAGAGAAGGTGTGGATGATTGGGAGGTAATAGAGTTTCCAGCAATACTGCCTTCAGGTAAAAGTTTATGGCAAGAGTTCTGGGATATAAAAGAACTTGAGAAATTAAAAGCAGAACTGCCGGTATCAAAATGGTCTGCTCAATACCAACAAGACCCAACTTCAGAAGAAGGTGCTATTGTTAAAAGAGAGTGGTGGAAGAATTGGGAATATCAAAATCCGCCTCAATGTGAATTTATAATTCAAAGTTGGGACACGGCTTTTTTAAAGACCCAACGTGCAGACTATTCAGCTTGTACTACATGGGGTGTTTTTTATAAAGAAGATGAAGGAACCGGAATAGTACAACCTAATATTATTTTATTAGATGCCATTAAAGATCGAATGGAGTTTCCTGAACTGAAAAAGAAAGCATTTGATCATTGGAAAGAATGGCAACCGGATGCTTTTATAGTTGAGGGTAAGGCTGCTGGAATGCCTCTTATCTTTGAATTAAGACAAATGGGAATACCTGTATCAGAATATACACCTAGTCGTGGAAATGATAAGGTAGCAAGAGTTAACGCTGTAGCTGATCTATTTGCATCAGGTGTGGTGTGGGCACCAGAGAAGAGATTCTCAGAGGAAGTTATAGAAGAATTTGCTGCTTTTCCTAGTGGAGAGCACGATGACTTGGTAGATGCTTCAACGCAAGCGTTGTTGAGATTCCGTCAAGGTGGGTTTGTTCCATTATACTCGGATGAAGAAGATGAAGAGTTTATTGGAACAAGGGTAGAATATTATTAAGGAGCATATATGAGTTTTTGGGAAAAAATATCTACGTTTTTTGAAAGAAAAACAATAGAAAAGGCTAATAACGTATCTGATAAAGTTACTAAACAAGCTAAACAAATAGAAGAACTTCTAACAGAAAGCAGAGGAGCTGTTAAAGCAGAGCCTGTTAAAACCAAAAAAAAGGTTGTTAGAGCTAGAACTAAAAAAGGAACGTATATTGGAGATGATAAATCAACAAAAGACGTTAATGAAGCTTGGGTAGGAGGTAAAGCACCTACTAAAAGTTCTAAAAAGAAACCCAAAGTTATTAGAAGAAAAAAATCTAGGTAATTAAATGGCAGAGAAACCGTTACAAACACCAGAAGCTATCGTAGAAGATAGCCCACTAGAGATTTTGGTAACAAATCCAGAAGAAGTGGCTATTGGAACAGAAGATGGAGGTCTAATAATAGACTTCGATCCTGATGCTGTTGATTTTACTAATGATTTTAATGACAATTTAGCGGAGTTTGTATCAGAAGAACAACTTGATGAGTTAGCTTCTGAATTGGTTTCTAATTATAAGAGCGATAGAGAGTCAAGATCAGATTGGGAAGAGACTTATATTAAAGGCTTAGATCAATTAGGTCTTAAGATAGAAGACAGAAGCATTCCTTTTGACGGTGCTTGCGGTGTTTCTCACCCTGTTTTAACAGAAGCTGTCGTTAGATTTCAGGCACAAGCTATAACGGAAGTGTTTCCACCTAAAGGACCCGTAAGAACTCAAGTAGTAGGAACAGTAACTACTGAAAAGGAACAACAAGCTAGTCGTGTTAAGGATTATCTTAACTACTTATTAACAGATAAGATGAGTGAGTATCGCAGTGAGACAGAAAAATTACTGTTTAATCTGCCTTTAGCTGGTTCTGCCTTTAGAAAAGTTTATTTTGATCCTAATATGAACAGACCGTGTTCAATGTTTGTTCCGGCAGAAGATTTTGTGGTTAGTTACGGTGCTGCTGATCTAACAACTTGCGAACGTGCTACGCACATAATGAAGAAAACCTCTAATGAGGTAAGAAAATTACAAGTAAATGGCTTTTATAGAGATATAGAGTTAGATACACCAACCCCTGATTTAAGTGATATTAAAGAAAAATACAATCAATTAACAGGAGATAGCACAAGTTACGACTATGATCAACGACATACTCTATTAGAGATGATGGTTGACCTAGATTTAGAAGATTTCCCTGATTTAAAGGACGGAGAGCCTACTGGCATCGCGTTACCCTATATTGTTACCGTAGATTTGTCTTCTCGTAAGATTCTATCTATTCGCAGAAACTGGTATGAAGAAGACGAGCAGAAGATGTCTCGACAGCATTTTGTTCACTACCAATATTTGCCGGGTCTAGGCTTTTATGGCTTTGGTCTTATACATTTAATTGGTGGTATTGCAAAATCTGCGACAAGTTTACTTAGACAATTAGTAGATGCTGGTACGCTTTCCAACCTACCGGGCGGTTTAAAGGCTAGAGGTCTTAGGATTAAGGGTGATGATACTCCAATAATGCCGGGAGAGTTTAGAGATGTTGATGTTCCGGGCGGTGCAATAAGAGATAATATAACTTTTTTACCCTATAAAGAACCTTCAAACGTTTTATATCAATTATTAGACAATTTAGTAGAAGAAGGAAGAAGATTTGCGTCCGTAGCAGACATGAAAGTGGCTGATATGAACAATCAGGCTCCTGTAGGCACTACTTTAGCCATTTTAGAGCGTTCTATGAAGGTTATGGGGTCTGTTCAAGCTAGGATTCATGCTTCAATGAAGAAAGAATTGAGGATTCTTTCAGGAATAGTCAGAGATTTTGGTCCTACAGAGTATCCTTACGCTACAGAAGGTCAAGAATTGCTTCCAGAAGACTTTGACGACAGAATAGATGTAATTCCAGTATCTGATCCAAATGCTTCTACTACTGCACAACGAATTATGCAGTATCAGGCTGCTTTACAACTCGCTCAACAAGCACCTCAAATGTATAATATGCCTGAATTGCATAGACAAATGCTTGAAACACTAGGTATTCGTGATCCAGAGAGTATTGTTCCGTTAGACGAAGATATTGATCCTACTAATCCGGTATCTGAAAATATGAATATGCTTAATGAGAAGCCTGTTAAAGCATTTATGTACCAAGACCATGAAGCACATATTATGACGCACATGGCTATGGCAGATGACCCTAAAATAAAACAAATGATTGGTCAAAGTCCTAATGCAAACGCTATTTTAGGTGCATTTTCAGAGCACGTCACAGAACATATTGCTTTCCAATATCGTAAAGAAATAGAAGAACAGCTCGGTGTGCCGTTACCACCTCCAGAGGAACCATTACCAGAAGATATAGAGTTAAGATTGTCTCAGTTGGTTTCGGAAGCAGCACAGCGAGTTTTACATAAAGATATAGCAGAAGAAAGACAGAAAGAGATTCAAGAAAAACTCGAAGACCCTGTTATTCAACAGCGTGATCGTGAGTTAGATATTAGAGAATCTCAAGTTAAGGCTAAAATGCAATCAGATGCACAGAAAATTGCTGCTGATTTACAAAAATCTAAAGTTACTGCTGCAACTGAATTAGAACGTTTAGCTTCTCAAGAAAGAATAACAAGTGCTAATATATCTGCAAAAATGGCAACTGATCAGGCAGATACAAGCAGTAAAGAAAAAATAGAAGGTGCTAAAATAGGTAAAGAAATAGCACAAGATATACTTC